GGCCACCTTTCCAGGTGACCCCCGGCCGGTGCATCATCATCTTACCTATGGTGGTGTTCATCCACCATTGTTGGTAAGAATGTGGAGATTATCTCCACGGACCCATACACCTATCTTCAACGATCTACGAGAGGGAGGTGATTCATTCACCTTGACACGTGTTAGAAAACGCGCACTTCCCGGGAATCTTAATCTCGGTAAAGGCGCTCTAACAGTGTATACGGTGCGGAACTCCGACGGCCTGATAGCTAACAAAACTACCAGGTCTATCGAAGTACATCCGACACCGCCCAGTTTCTCGTATTTCGGTTCTCAGATTACTGAGGACGAAACTCATTCGGATTGGAATCCTTCCCGTGTTAAAGGGAAGTTTCCATACGATCTTGGTGGAGAATTCAACTCTGTGAAGAAGACTGCTGAGTGGGAAAATCCCTCTTATCAGTCCATTCACGGAGTTGGAGTTCCTGGTGCGGGAGCTACTTGGCACGCAGATTATCGCGGACCGATAGCTTGCACCGTGATCGGCGGTAACAATTGGCCAGGCTTTCCTAGTGTCGCTCAGTATGATCTGAACGCATTAGGTGCCACAGCCATTGCTCGCTGCTCACCCACCAATAACGTCGCCTCCGCAGCTAATTTTCTTGCGGAACTTCGATCAGAGGGTCTTCCGAAATTATTCGGAGCCTCTCTATTGAAGTCCCAGAGTTCTCTCTTCCGATCTCTTGGAAAAGAGTACTTGAACAAGGAATTTGGCTGGGATCCATTCGTTAGTGATCTACGGAAATTATTCCATCAGATCACTCACGCTCACTCTGTGCTTTCACAGTATGAGCGTGATTCTGGACGAATGGTTAGGCGTCGGTATGAGTTTCCTGAAGAAATAACCCAGTCCGGACCAACGTTGATCAGAACTCAAAATGCGTTGGTGGGGGAGTATCTCCAAAGTCTGTTTCCACAGACTACGGATCCCACACCACCGTATGAGATTCTTTTCTACGGAGGTTCTTCGGATAGCATCTACATGGAGACCACTACCTGGAAAAAGGCGTGGTTTTCGGGAGCATTCACTTACCATCTTCCTTTCGGTTATAACAGCCGAAATGAGATGGTGGCGAGTGCACGTAAGGCCCAGGTTCTACTTGGCCTGGATATTACGCCCGAAGTCCTGTGGAATGCTACCCCTTGGACGTGGGCCATTGACTGGTTCTCCAATGCGGGAGATGTTGTAGCTAATCTCTCGGATTGGGCCACCGATGGCTTGGTATTGAAGTACGGGTACATGATGGAACATTCTATTTGTGTACGCCGTATCTTCGGTGGGAAACGCGGACGTCTATCTGACGCACGCGCCCATCCGTCTGCTCTTATTCTTCGAGTTGAAACGAAGAGAAGAGTTAAGGCGAATCCATTTGGGTTCGGCCTAACCTGGTCGGGGCTTAGTCCTCGCCAAATAGCCATCGCAGTCGCCCTTGGTTTGTCTAAGGGTCATTGGCACTGATGTGCCTGACTGCGTGTTGATGCCACCGTTCCGAGCCAAAAGGGCTCGAGAACCGAGTCCTAGGAGTGATGCCAATGGCATTTACTGATCCACAATCCATCACCATTACTGGTGTGACAAGCCCTCTTCCACGTATCAGTGTGGAGCAGGACGAGTCACTTTACCAGAGTGCTGACGGGCTCATCCAGCTACTCGCCTCCCACGATGTGGGTAAGCGGGCTCGCCGGATGTTGCGGGTCAACCATGCGAAGCTTACCGCGGATCCGTTTCGTCCGTCGGAGAATGTCAAAGTTTCGATGAGTAACTACATCGTCTTTGACCTTCCACCGGCGGGCTACACGTCCGCGGAGGCTCTCGCGGTTTATACGGGATTCAAAACCCTGTATACTGCCGCGTCCGATGCGCTCATCACCAAGCTTCTTGGTGGAGAGTCGTAGCGGGGTTCCTGGATTCGTTTCTTTCTCTCACCCTGCCCTTAACCGGACAGAGATTGAGATTGTTACGACTCCGGGATCGCTTGTACAGTTTCCGGCTACATTCAAATCCGGTATTTACTACCGGATGCGTCTGTATGTCGGCGACAGTGGCGATTTCATCTGCAAGCTCATCGTTGATGAGTGAGCAGTATGATTCCGCTGCTGCCGATCACTGTATGGCTGCCTTTTCTTTGGCACCTTAATGGTCTACTCACATGGAGCGTAGGGATGTATTCCTACATACTGGGTGATAAGTCCAGTATTTGTGGGTAGGTGAGTGTCACTGGCTAAGGATTGATTACCTCTTTAAGGAGGGTCAATGAAAAGCCTAATGTCACTCTGGTCCAGGATAGCGGAGGAATCCGCTATCCGATGCTGCACCAGCGCCACTGCGGACATTAATACCGTTCGCAGGCGGTCTGAACATGAGGGATTATCGTTTTTCACGATAATCCTGCC